ATCTTGGTTGCTACTTTGTATGCGTATTTGATGGTGATCGGAAGCACTAATGAAAATAGGAATTACAGCTTCTACTTTTGATCTTCTTCACGCTGGGCATATACAGATGCTACGCGAAGCCAAAATGCATTGCGATTATTTGATTGCTGCGTTACAAACAGATCCAACTATTGATAGACCGCAAGAAAAAAACAAACCAATACAAACTATTGTTGAGCGTTATGTTCAGTTAAGTGCTGTAAGATACGTGGATGAAATCATTCCATATTCGACTGAAAATGATCTTATAGATATATTAGCGAGCTTTCCTATTGATATTCGTATTATTGGTGTAGAGTACAGAGATAAAGATTTTACTGGCAGAGACATTTGCAAAAAAAGAGGTATTGAGTTATATTTCAATCAAAGAGATCATAGATTTTCAACAACTGAATTAAGAAATAGAACGAATGGAAACAGTAACAGTATCGAAGGTAAATGATGTTTACATTAAGTGTGATTGTGAAGCCTCTACATCACAAGAGCTAACAGACTACTTCACATTTGATGTACCTAACGCGAAGTTTCATCCACTCTATAGGAATAAAGTGTGGGATGGAAAAATTCGTGTGTTCAACTACATGACCAGACAGGTCTATACTGGACTGCTACCTTACGTTGCTGCGTTCTGTGAGTCGAGAGATTACAAACTTGAAATAGCAGATGATCTCCACCCCAAAGAAAAATACGAAGATGATTATGGATACAGACTTGCTACAAAGTATGAAGCGAAGTTTGAATTAAGAGATTATCAGAATGAAGCTGTTGTACATGGGTTGAACAAAACGAGATCGCTGATGGTATGTCCAACTGCTTCTGGTAAGTCGTTTATCATATATTTGTTGACACGCCATCACTTGGAACAGGGAAGGAGAGTCCTGATCATTGTTCCAACCACCTCTCTTGTTCAACAAATGCGTTCAGACTTTGTAGAGTATAATAACAATCAAGCCATGGACATTCATATGATCATGGCTGGAGCTGAAAAAGATATTGAAAACAAAATAGTTATATCAACTTGGCAATCGTTGTACAAGCTGAAAAAAGACTGGTTCAAAAAGTTCGATGTTGTAGTTGGTGACGAAGCTCATCTATTCAAGGCAAAATCATTAACTGCTATCATGACTAAACTGATCGAGTGTCCGTATCGTTATGGTTTTACAGGCACATTAGATGGCACACAAACCAACAAGTTAGTCCTAGAGGGTTTATTTGGTGCAGCCAAACAAATCACCACTACCGCTACCTTAATGGAAAATAAGATCCTTGCAGATCTAAATATAAAGGCGATTGTTTTAAAATATCCTGAAGAAGTCTGCAAAATTAACAAGACTCGCGACTATCAAAATGAAATTGACTTCATTGTAAGAAATGATATAAGAAACAAATTTATTGAAACTCTTGCTTTAGAATTGAAGGGTAACACTTTGTTGCTCTTTCAATTTGTCGACAAACACGGAGTACGGCTTTATAATAGTTTAGAAACTACGGATAGGAGAGTGTTCTTTGTGCACGGTGGAGTTAAGTCAGAAGAAAGAGAAGATATTAGAAGAATTGTGGAAAAGGAAGAAAACGCTATCATCATTGCTTCATATGGCACTTTCAGTACTGGCGTTAATATTAGGAACCTTCACAATATTATATTTTCTTCTCCCTCTAAGTCACGCATTCGTAATCTCCAGTCTATTGGGCGGGGTCTTCGGATGTCTAGCACTAAAAAAAGAGTAACTTTGTATGATATAGTTGATGATCTGTCATACAAAAATTATCAAAACTATGCATTGAAACATTTTATGGAACGAGCTGACATATATTCTAAGGAAGGATTTAAATACAAATTGTATTCAGTAAAGTTAGGAGAATAAAATGTGGGACATGGTAGAACGTATGGCGTCTGATCGCCTATGGATATATACTAGTATAGCAGGATCAATTGCTGGCGCAGCATGTCTAGCATATCTCAGTACAACAAGGATCGGTCTTTGGGGCTATGCTCAGTTTGACAAGATCATTGACTTTCTTGTAGAGCGTTGGGGTCTAACGTGGTTGGAACAACCAGAAGACGCTTGGCGAAAACGATATCCAAAGATTACAGCAAAAATTGACGAACTGGAAAAGAGAATCAACAAGCTAGAGGAATAGAAGATGCTAAACATCTATAAACTCATTAATGGCGAAGACCTTATGGGTAACGTGGTGGAAGAGGCTGAAACAGGCTTCTTCATTGAAAATCCTGTCAGCTATGTTACGTCACCTAACCATGGATTTCAGATGAAGGATTGGCTAATTCTTGCAAATACAGATACAATATTTTTAGAAAATAAAAACATCATTGCTGACCTTGGCGCACCAAATGATTTTGGCGCCCAATGTTATGACAGCTTTGTATCTCACAGAAAGGTACAGAAGGATTTTTTATCTCAAAACATAAACGACTTCGATGGAGAAGCTGATGTAACTGATCTTTCTGAAGACGTTAAGGAAATATTTGCAGCTTTACAACCGACAAGTAAATTTGAAGTTAATTAGGTTATCAAGGCGTTAAGTACTATTATACCCTAAAAATAAAAAAAGTCAATAGATAAAAACTACTTGACGAAATAAAGTATTTAAAGTATACTGTTGATATTGTTGACTCTCTTATATAGGATTTAAAATGGCTAAAACACCATATGTAGATAACAAACTATTCCTAGTAGAGATGACGAATTATTATGAAGCAAGAAAAGAAGCGGAGGCGTGTGGAGAAGAACCGCCAAGGATCAATAACTATATTGGCACGTGCATCTATGACATTGCGAATCGTCTCTCTCATAAACCAAATTTCATCAACTATCCCTTCCGCGAAGAAATGGTTGGCGATGGTATAGAAAACGCAATCAAGTGCATCGGCAACTTCGATCCATCTAAGTCAAGCAATCCGTTTGCTTACTTTACGCAGGTGATTTACTTTGCGTTTCTTCGTAGAATTCAAAAAGAAAAAAAGGCTCTTTATATCAAGCACAAAGTAATGGAGAAGAATATCATTGATACTTCTCTTGTTGATACTGGACCTGAGGCTACTCTTTCTGCCATTCCAACTGAATATATGAACGACTTTGTGAAAAATTTCGAAGAGTCTATGGAAGCTAAGAAAAAAGTCGTTGAGGAAAAGAAGAAGAAGGGTGTTGAGAAGTTCTGTGAGGATAAAGCATGAAGATAGCAATTATTACAGACACACATTGGGGAGTACGAAACGATAATGTGGTTTTTGCTAATCATATTAGTTCTTTTTATGCTGAGCAGTTTTTTCCGTACATTGATAAGCATGGGATTGATACTGTTTTTCATCTTGGTGACGTTTGCGATCGCCGAAAGTATATTAATTATGCAACTGCAGCCCGTTTAGAAAAAGATCTGTTTGAACCACTTGCTGAGAGCGACCTTCAAGTGTATATGGTAGTGGGCAATCACGATACTTATTTCAAGAACACGAATAGTATCAACAGTCTCAAACAGTTGTACGGTCACAGCAAATATGCTGACACTGTAAACATGTACTGGGATCATCCTGTCGAAGTGGATATGGATGGTGAAACCATCATGTTGTGTCCATGGATTTGCCCAGAGAACGCTGATATCTCTCTGAAGATGTTAGAAGAAACCAAAGCGCAAGTCGTTATGGGTCACTTTGAGATCCAAGGGTTTGAGATGTACAAGGGTGCTATCAATCATGAGGGGATGGGTCACGACATCTTCAGCAAGTTTGATGTTGTCTGCTCTGGTCACTTCCATCACAAGTCGTCTCATAACAATATTCACTATCTTGGCGCACCTTATGAAATGACTTGGGGCGACTACGATGACCCTCGTGGTTTTCACATCTATGATACAGAGAAAAGAGAGTTGACTTTTATTCAAAATAAGGTTAGAATATTCCATAAGTTGTGGTACAATGATGTAGAAGCCAACGTCGAAGACTTTGAGGCTCCCGAATATCTTGAAAATTGTTTTGTGAAAGTGATCGTGCAAAACAAGACGAATCCGTATATGTTTGATTTGTACATCAATAAACTGCAACAGATTGGCTGCTCTGATATCAAGGTCGTAGATGATCATATGCATCTTGATCTTATTGACGAAGAGTCGCTAATTGATGAAGCTGAAGATACTCTCACAATTTTAAGAAACTACATAGATCAGTTGGACATGAAAGCTGACAAAAGAGATGTCGAAAAGTTCGTCACTAATTTATACAATGAGGCTATTAATCTGTGATAATATTTAAAGAGATTCGTTATCAGAATATCTTATCTACTGGCAACTTTTTCACAACTATCCCACTTAATCAGTCTAAGACTACTCTGATCGTTGGAGAAAACGGTGCAGGGAAGAGCACTATCTTAGATGCTCTTTCCTTTGCCTTGTATGGTAAGCCGTTTCGAAAAATCAACAAGCCTCAGCTAATGAACTCTATCAATGGTAGGGATCTAATGGTTGAGCTTGACTTCTCTGTTAGCGGTAAACAATACACTATCCGTAGAGGTATCAAACCAAACGTATTTGAAGTTTACCAAGATGGTGAGATGATCAACCAGGATGCTGCAGCAAGAGACTACCAGCAATACTTGGAAGATAATATTCTGAAAATGAACTTCAAGTCCTTTGGACAGATCGTAGTGCTTGGTAGCTCTACGTTCGTACCGTTCATGCAGTTACCAGCAGGTCATCGTCGCGAGATTATTGAAGATCTACTCGATATTCAAATCTTCACGGTAATGAACACTCTACTAAAAGAAAAACTGGCTCAGAACAAAAGTGATCTTAGAGATGCGAAGTACCAGATTGACCTAGTAACAGAAAGAATCTCGGCCGCAAATAAACACAATGCATCCATCATTGAAATGAGACAAGCTGACGCTGATAAGATTCAGAGTCGTATTGATAGCTTGGTCGAAGAGAATGAATCCTTATTGTCAGAGGTATCAGACATTCAGGCAGAGCTCCAAACACTACAGGAGTCTATCAGCGATTATGATAGTGTAACAAAAAAGATGAACGAGCTAATCAAGCTCGAGACCAACTTGACAAACAAGACAAAGACGTTAGCTAAGACGTTGGCTTTCTATGAGGATAATGATCAATGTCCCACTTGTAAGCAAGGTATCGACACTGATCATAAACAGCATGTCGTTACAACAAATGAACAGAAGATAGAGGAGATCAATAGCGCTCTTGAAAAGTTAGTTGTAGAGAAGGATAAGGTCAACGAAAGAATCCTAGACATCTCTGAAACTAATGCGGTGATCACCGAGAAGAATCTAGAAGTCGGTAACAGAAACGCTTCGATGAGTGTTAACGAAAGAACAATATCTTCTCTCAAATCTGACTTGCAGACTGCTAAAGAAGAAATTGACCAGATTGATCAAAGCAAGATCGATGAGCTAAAGACAGAACTAAAAGATCTTGAAGAGTCTGGCAAGCAGTTATACCTCGATGGCGAGACGATGAGTGTCACTGCAACGCTATTGAAAGATGGTGGCATCAAAACTCAGATCATTCGGCAGTATGTTCCAATTATGAACAAGCTAATCAATAAGTATCTAGCCGAGATGGACTTCTTTGTTCAGTTTGAACTTGATGAGCAGTTCAACGAAACGATCCGATCTCGCTTTCGTGACGACTTCTCCTATGAGTCGTTCTCAGAAGGCGAGAAGATGAGGATTGACCTAGCCTTGCTATTTACATGGCGAGCAGTATCGAAGCTGCGGAACTCTACTTCGACCAACTTACTTATCATGGATGAAGTGTTTGATGGGTCGCTCGATATAAATGGGACAGAAGAGTTCATGAAAATTATCAATGATATCACAGGCGACTCCAACATCTTCATCATCAGTCATAAGACAGATCAGCTGATTGATCGATTTGACTCAGTGCTGCGTTTTGAAAAAGTTAAAAACTTTTCAAAAATTGCTTGACTTTTTTCAAACTTTGAGGTATACTAGTTTACATGACTAGATTCTACACATCCGTCGATCGGCATATGAACAACATCCTCTACATTGGCTATGAAGATGGTTCGCGTGTCAAAAAGAAGTATCGTTTCCAACCAACTCTGTTCTGTCAAAGTTCAGAAAAACAAACTCGTTGGACATCCTTTGATGGCTACAATGTCGAACCGATCAAGTTTGACTGTATGTCTGAAGCTCGAAAATTTATGCAGCAATACAAGGACGTAGATGGGTTCAAAGTTTTTGGCAACACCAACTACGTCGCTCAGTTTATTGCTGAGAAGTTCCCTAACGAAATTAAGTTCGATAGTCAGCACATGACTATCTTCAACATTGACATTGAGGTTGCGTCAGACGATGGGTTCCCAGAACCGGACGAGGCTAGGCAGCCAGTTATCTCGATTGCTCTCAAGAGCAACAAAGAAGATAACTTCATCGATTGGGGTCTTCAGCCTTATGATTTGCACGAGAGTTTGTTTGATAACGTAACATACTTTGAGTGTGAAGATGAAGCTCAACTTTTACAAAAGTTTCTCGTATATTGGTACAAGAATTTCCCAGACATTGTTACTGGATGGAATATACGATTCTTCGACATTCCATATTTGATCAACCGCTGTATGACTGTTCTTGGCGAGAGAGTTACAAAGAAGTTTTCTCCATGGGAACTGCTCTCTCAGGAGCAGGTTCGATATAAGTTGAAGGAAATGAACGTCTATAAGATTACTGGAGTTCAACAACTTGATTATCTTGATCTGTTTCAAAAGTTTGGATATTCCTATGGTAATCAGGCGTCATATCGTCTCGACAATATTGCTCACGTAGTTCTCGGCGAGCGTAAACTTTCATATGATGAGTATGGGTCTCTTCACACTCTTTATAAAGAAAATCATCAGAAGTTTATCGACTACAATATTCGAGATGTTGATCTGGTCGATCGCCTTGAAGATAAGACAGGATTGATTGAACTTGCCTTAACGATTGCATACAAAGCTGGTGTCAACTATGATCTCACATTTGGTACAACAGGTATCTGGGACTCAGTTATCTACCGAGATCTAAACAACAGTAAGGTTGCGATTCCTGAAAGGGTCGAGAAAGCAAAACACGACTATGCTGGTGGTTACGTAAAAGAGCCGAAGATCGGAGTCAACGATTGGGTTTGTTCATTCGATCTCAACTCTCTATATCCCAACCTGATCATTCAGTACAATATGTCTCCTGAAACCATCATCGATGGCAAGATCAACTCAAATTCATCTGTTAAAAATTGCCTTGAGGGTAAGGTCGTAAACGATACCGAATACTCTATGGCTGCTAATGGCGTTTACTTTAGCAAGAAACAGCGTGGGGTTGTGCCGAAGATGGTGCAGAAAATGTATGAAGAGCGTGTGCTCATAAAACAGAAAATGATCGAAGCGCAAAAGCGTATGGAAAAAGAGGGGAAGTCCTACGAAATTGAACGCGACATCGCTCGATATGAAAACCAGCAAATGGCGATTAAGATTCTTCTAAACTCTCTCTATGGTGCGCTCGGTAATCGTTGGTTCCGATACTTTGATATGAGAGTTGCTGAAGGTATCACGTTATCAGGTCAGTTGTCTGTGTTAAAAGCTGAGAAAGCCATCAACGGATATCTTAACAAGATGTTGAAGACTGATAAAGATTATGTGATTGCGATTGATACAGACTCAGTTTACATCAACATGAATGACATCGTAGAGAAAACGTTTTCTGGTAAGTCGAAGGAAGAAACTGTTGACTTTCTAGACAAAGTTTGTAAGAAAGCCATCGAGCCTGTAATCGTGAAAGCGTTCGATGACCTCTCTAATCAAATGAACGCATATGAAAACCGTATGGTCATGGCAAGAGAGGCGATCGCTGACCGTGGTATTTGGACAGCTAAGAAACGATACATTCTGAATGTATATGACAACGAAGGCGTTCGTTATGCTGAACCTAAATTGAAGATTATGGGAATTGAAGCTATCAAGTCGTCGACTCCACAGATCTGCCGCGATAAGTTTAAGGAAGCGTTCAAACTGTTGATTTCTGGAACCAACAAAGATATTCAAAAATTTATCGCAGACTTTCGTGTTGAATTTTCTCAGCAAAATCCTGAAGACATTGCGTTTCCTCGAGGCGTCAGTAACCTGACCAAGAACTCTGATCGTAAGTTGATCTATGGTAAGGGAACACCGATACATGTTCGCGGGTGCTTGATGTATAACTACTTGTTGAAAGAACACTCTTTGACCAAGCGATATAGTGAGGTGAAGAATGGCGATAAGATCAAGTTCATTTACTTAAAGCAACCCAATCCTATCGGGGAAAACGTGATCTCGTTTCCAGATATGTTGCCTAAAGAACTTGACTTAAATAGGTTCATCGATTATGATAAACAGTATGATAAAACTTTTGTTGAGCCAATCCGTATCATTCTCGATTCTATGGGTTGGACAGTTGAAGAGCAGTCTACACTTGAAGGATTTTTTGGATGACAAATTTTGAAAAAGTGGCTGAGTTTATGAATGCTTTCAAGCAAGATGTTGAAACGGAACCTGGTTGGACTTCTGTTTCTGAACTTCGCTACAATCTTATTGATGAAGAACTGAAGGAGCTAAGACAAGCACTTGATGAGCGAAATCTTATTGAAGTTGCAGATGCCCTCACTGATCTTCTTTATGTTGTATATGGTGCTGGACATTCTTTCGGAGTAAACCTTGACAAATGTTTTGAAGAAGTTCATAACAGCAACATGAGCAAACTTGACGAAGATGGCGAACCCATCTATCGTGAAGATGGTAAAGTATTGAAAGGTCCAAACTATTGGGCTCCTGACTTGAAGAGGGTATTAGATAATGGCTAATATAAAACGTGGAAATAATGGTGTTGCGTATCGATATGTAAAATCAGGATTAATTAACACGTTATACGGAAAAGATATACGCAGATGTCAATGTAAGACGTGCAAGCGTAGTCTT